ACCACGAACGGCCGGCACCGCTGTTCCGTTATGATGACGGAGGCGACAGGTTCTATGCACGGGTAAATGACGTTGACGTTAAGTGGTACCCTTCGGTCACTCGAGTCATCAAGGCCACCTCACCAACTCCTCCAGGGCTGATTGCATGGTATGCCAAGCATGGAGTGGAAGGCGCTAACCAGCTACGTGACGAAGCCGCAGACCGTGGAACACAAATGCACATCTTGTTTGAGCGTTACATGGCAGGGCAGACTATTGAGATGGCCGGCTTAGGCGAATTTCATTCCAAAGCCCTCATGTCATTCGATGCGTTCTTCCGCAAAGACGTCGATGAAGTGTATGCTGTTGAGATGCTACTATACAGCGACCGCCATGAGTTTGCAGGAACGTGCGACCTCGTATGCAAGCTCAATAATGGCAAAATCGCCATAGTTGATTTCAAGAGCGGATCGTCAGTATACGACGACTACGCTGTCCAGCTGGAGATGTATAGGCTTGCATGGAACGAACATGCCGAAGCGCATGGCTGGCCTGTCGTGACTGAGATATACAACTGGCTCCCTAAAGACTGGCGAACCGATCCAACGTGGACGTGGAAACGTCAGACAGGAGAGGTAAGCCTGAACGAAATAGCTGCACGGTGCCTGCTGTTTAAATCCATGAACGGCACACTGCGTACACCAAGAGAAAAGAAAATTTACACGGGAACTTTACCTGGACAAGCAACTATCGAGATTGTGCGCCCTGAAGACATCGCAAGGGCTGCCTACGAACGGCTGGCAAAGAACGACGAAACACTGACCGACGACGACTGGCTTCTCTCCGTAGGCCACTCGTAAACCGTGCCGGTGTCTGTTGTGGTTGACGGGCACCGGTGCGTATTGTTACACCAACCACACAACCCACATTTTTTACCTTTTAAGGATCACCTACCATGGGTTTTCAATCATCATCAGTAGCTACAGGAGCTACTTACTTCACCCTCAGCGATGGCAAGTGCCGCATTCGCCTTCGTGAGGCCACAGCAGAGTCTGTATCCCGTGTAACCAAAGACGGGAACACTGTGCACGAATTAGTGCACGATGAGTTCACAGGGCTTGTGCGAGCCATAGAGGTTGCCGATACCGACTTCGGTAAGCAGTGGCGTATCACCTTCGTCGATGCGCCATATACCTATGTTTTGACACTAAAATACTCTAGTAATTATGCCAGAACACTCATACAGGCGCTCTGCAATCCCGAGTGGGATGCAACGCTGGACACAACAGTCAAGCCTTACAGCTTCTCACCAAAGGACGACGCCAGCAGAGTCATCACCGGCTGCACTGTCTCACAGCGTGGCAAGAAGATCGAGCGCCTCTATTGTAGTTCCATCAACCCCGTCGACGGGAAGATCATTTTACCAGATCTGGAAAAAGTCAAGGTACGAGGCCAGGAGATTTGGGACGACACGAAGCAAATGGACTTCCTACTGTCTGAGTTCCAAGCTAAGGTAAGCCCCAAGCTACAACGCAACGAACGTGTTGTTACCGTCAACGAAACGTTACCACCAGCACAAGGAGACGACGATGCAACGCTCCCTTTCTGACGTGTGGAAACAACTGTTTGAGCATAGCGACCCGAACAAGATGGCTTACGTTCCGGTTGTACAGTACATTTCAGCGTATAAGCAAGGAAATTGTGTACAGTTGAAGGTGCAGATAATACGTAACAGCGTAAGATGTACGCGAACTCTTGCCTGTGGTAACTTTATCGCCTTCGTAAGTGCATTTAACAAGCTGCAGGAAGAACTGGCAACGTTTATAGAATCCAACGGTGCCGTTGTGCCACCTAAGAATCCAAACTACGAACAGCGCCAAATCACCGTTATCAAGAAATACCTTGACAAGAAACGTGCTGAATACGCCGAAATCGAGGCTGCCAAGAGGCTGGCACACGATATCCACATTAGCAAGACCATTGGCAAGGTTCGCCCGATGATTGACTACGTGCTGAACAGGTACCGACCTGTTGTCGATCAGTTCGCATACGTTAACGTCTACGGACGACCAGTAGAGAAGTTTTTTTACTAACCAATAAGCAGGGTATGCCCCTGCGTGTCGGTAGTAAATACCAACACAGCAACGCCTGTGGTGGAGTTTGGAACAAGGGCCGGTTGTGGAAGGCCGGCCCTTAATTTTTTACACGAAGAAACAACCATGAGTAATTTTATACCCAAAGCAATAGAAACCGAATATAACGGTTACAAATTCAGATCGCGCCTTGAGGCCAGATGGGCCGTAGTTTTTGATTGGTTAAAGGTAAAATATCAGTATGAACCGCAAGGCTTTGAACTAGAGGATGGCCTGCGTTACTTACCAGATTTTTATTTGCCTGAACATAAACTTTATGTTGAAATAAAGGCTGATGCCAATGCTGCAATTGCATCTGGAGACAAATTGAAAAGATTTGCTGATATGGTCAGAGCTAATGGTCAATACTATGCTGTCTTTTATGACGTGCCACATTATGAAGCATGTGTTTATGAAAAATACAAATATCAGTCAATTGAATTTGAACATTCAAAGCCAGTCGGCCTAACGTTAAAACCTGTATTGCGTAAACGAGCGCTTAACAACATAGAATATGAGAGATTTTCGGCAAACGGCACTCTAAATTGTGCCAGATGTAACGATGATTTTACACATCTAGAAAAAATTGAACCATATACATATGACGATCGCATGGCAGTTAAATTGAGTTTTACCTGCGAGGCATGTTCAGAAAGAGATCACAAAGGTGGTTTTGACGAGATTGCCTTTTTTATTGAAATTGAGAATCATTCTGGGCATACGTATATCGAACAGAGTTATATGTACACAGAAAATAATCAGCTACTTATACTAAGCGGTTGTGATTACCAATTGTTAGAAGACGCACTGTATGCTGGGCGAACAGCTAGATTTGAGCATGGCCAGCAACCACTAACAATGCAACTGCCCAGCAAAAATGGTAATAGTCAGCTACAACAATTCACAAGCATACACAGAAGAAGGTAACTATAAACTATGAACACCATGAACCTACCCCTCGACATAGCCGTCTGCATTGGTGGCCCATGTGCTCAGAAAGACAAGTGCGCCCGCTGGGTTGTTTACGACAGCATGGCCAGAGCCAAAGACGACGGCAAAACAGACTTCGACCCTCGGGTCATCATCACCACCCCACCGTTCACATACGACGATGGGTGTTTCTATTTTATGCCAACAACACGGAGTGAGCCATGAGTGAGTGGATAACAGATAGACTGCCTATAAAACAAGAAACAGTAAGTGGCAATGTTATATGTTGTCGATGGGGCCACATTAATCTACTGCAATGGTATAAGATCGAAGCAGGCGAACCATGGATGCCGATTCCGAAACCAGATATGTACGTGAAGCCGAAGAGGTGGACGGTGGAGTGGGGTGGTGAGAATGCTGACTTTTTTACACTGTACGATTCAGGTGAGTTTACCTATTACCTGCCAATGTTGTTTCGTGAACACGCCGAAGCCGCGCAACGCATCGCAGACATCTACAACGAGGTGATGCCATGAACCGCGATGACTTCCGCAAAGCCCTCGATGCTGAACGTGAGCTAATCATCTCACGTCCTTCGCCTCTGCCCCCCTGGGCACGTCAGGCTGTCGTATACACTACAACGCTGGCCTTTGTGGCTGCGGTGGCTGGAATCGGTGCCGTGGCATTGGGGATAGCTTACGTGGCTATCAAGTTGTTAGCTTTCATAATTCTTTAACATCTACACACGGAGAACAACCACGTGCAAGTGATACGTCTATCGATAAACAAAACCGTTGTCAATAAGGCTGCAACACGTCAGGACTGGGTGGCGCTAAGCGCTCAGCTCTCACCTGTCGAGATGGTCAGCGACGACATCATCAACCACCTCGTAGGTCATGGGTTCCCCATCTGCTGTGCTGATTTGCACGTAGATCAGAAGACAGGATTTGCCAAGCGTAACGGGGACGCTTTCAAGTCTGCACAGATTGTAGGTGTCGACGTCGACAATGGCAAGCATAGCTTCGACGACATCGAGGCAGATCCCTATTTCCGCAAGTACGCTTCGTTCGCGTACACGACGGCCTCGCATACTGCAGAGAACCCACGTTATAGGGTTATGTTCATAACCGAAGAGCCCATACGGAATGCCAAAGACTACAAGGCCATTACTACCGCCCTGGCTGAACGCTTCGGAGGCGATACCAACGCACGCGATGCAGTACGCATCTGGTTTGGTGCTAAGAACGCACAGATCCACGTCTGGGGCAACATCCTGACCATGGATCAGATCGCGGACATGACAGACGGCCATGAGGAAGCACGGGATCTGGAGATCGCTTTCAACGCCTTCGGTGGCACCAAGCCTAACGTCGATCAGATACGTGCTATGCTACGTGTCATACCTAAGCAGCAGGATCACATCCAGTGGAAGAAAGTAGTGGCAGCAGTAGCACACGCCCTCGGAGACGATAAGATGGCCGCACAGCTCCTCGAGGAGTGGTCACCGATGTCTGGGGGCCTGACGTATGCCGATGTTCTCAAGAATAAGCTAACACGGGTGACCACTGCCACGCTGTACTATTACGCCAAGCTACATGGGTATGAGGTTCCCAAGGACATTATCAAACTCGAGACCAAAGACCCCACCGAGATCCTCGACAAGGTTGAATCGTACCTCTCCAGTGGTTACGAGTTCCGCAAGAACGTCATCACAGGCAAAATTGAGCTCAGGGGCGACAACGACGTAAAATTTGAAGCCCTGACGGACTACTGGGTGCACAGTCAGCTTCGTAAGATGCGGAAGATAGGCATCAAGATTACCAAAGAGCGCATGAACGAAGTGCTGGACAGTGATTTCGTACCTAAGCACGACCCTATCAAGTCGTATTTCGAAGGTTTGGACGAGTGGAAAGCAGGCGATCGCAATTTTATACGTGATTATGTCCAGCTACTGCCACACGATGCCGACATCGACGATGGCAAGCACAACTCAGCCGAAGTACAGCATGCAATATTTGAAATGATCATCGAGAAGTGGCTTATCGGGGCTGTGGCTGGTGCTTTGGATCACAAACCAAACCACATCATGCTAATTCTGCAGGGCGGGCAGGGGATAGGCAAGACGACCTACCTACGGCACCTATGCCCTGTTGAGCTTCGCCAAGACTATTACCATGAGGGCAGCATCTCCGATGACAAGGACGTCAAACTGATAATCGCCAGGTCTTTCATGGTCGTAGATGACGAACTGGAGTCCATGACGAAAAAACAGCACGAATCTATCAAGGCCATCATCACGTCCGACACCATGCGCCTGCGGTCCCCATACGATAAGTATGAGACGACGTACGCCAGAAGATGCTCCTTTGCCGGATCTGTTAATAGGCGAACGTTCCTGAACGACGAGACCGGATCGCGGCGGTTCCCTGTCATACCGGTAGGGGGCAACATTGACATCACGGCTATACGCCAGTTTGACATCGACGGTCTGTGGTCGCAGGCTGTGGCCTACTATCGTGAGGGGAAACGTTACTGGTTCGATGATCGTGAGATCAGCAAGATCAACGACTGGAATAAGCACTTCGAAGTTTTGACACAATACGACGACCTAGTGGCAAAGTACATAACGCACAGACCGGAGGGCTCAGGGGCTCACGTGCCGTTCCTGACTACATCCGAGGTAGCATCACAGTTGGCGAACCGTGTCTACGATGAAGAGAAGATCTCCCTGCAAATCAACGATAAGTTTATCTACGGGCTTGGAAGGGCATTAGCCAAGGCCAACATACCCCGCATAGCTAAAAAGACCACCACGGGCACGAGAAGGGGCTACAACGTGATTATAGGCACGAAGAGCGGTGCTCATTCGCCATTTAACGTAGATGAGGAAGGGGAGTTCTAATGCTGTTCACACGTGACGAATTGGTCGAAATGGGGCTTCTGAGTCCGGTTGCCACACCTAGGTTGCCGGATTGCCAGAAGGTTGTCAGTTCGGACCAACAGGTGGCAACCGACCTAACCCCTTTATTTATATATATATACTTCTCTAGGTTGCTAGGTTGTAAGAATATATTAGAAGTAGAAGGAGAAATAAATGAAAAGTATAGAGTGAAAACTATAGTTTCATCATGCAACCTAGCAACCGAGAGGATGCTGGATTTCTTCGTAAGTCAATGGCACCGTTACAGTTGCGACGATTTGGCTTCGGTTGCTGCGTTAGGGGGCACCTTGCAACCGGAAACGGTGGATGCCGTCGTCGAGGCAACCCGAGGTACGTATTTACACGACGTGCTGGCTGCTGATTGGGAGTATTTTAAGCGGTATAAACAGCCACCAGGCGATGCTTGGGATGGAGTCCTACCTAACGACGGCCCCGACCTATCCCAGTTCACCGCTACCGAGGCCAGACTAATCCCGAGCCATGAGGTGCTGGAGTCGGCTGTGGTCGAACGGCAAAGAGTCAAGGCAGGCAAGACCATGCTGTCCCTGATGTATGAGCATAACGTCGACGACTACACATGGTTTGAAGCTACCGACGGACTGTGGCACTGTTACAACAACCAAGGGATGCAATGAGAGAGATAGACGACCTTGACTGGGATGCTAGCGAGCATAGGCTGCTGGACGAGCTGAAGGCTGCCAAGCGTGCCAAGGCTGCCAAGAAAGCATCTGGAGTTATACCCGAACGGGTAATCCAGAAGGCCATAGCAGACCAATTATGCCTTATCGGGTATATGGTGGTACGTGTCAACAGTTCCACACAACAGCTAGAACACGGCACACGGCTGTCCTCGTACCGTGTGGTTAACATTAACGCCACCTCTGGCCATGCTGACCTGGCTGTCTATCGTGACGGCAGAGCGTGGATGTTGGAAGTTAAGGCTGCAAAGGGTAGGGTGTCGGAAACGCAAAACAGGTTCTCGGACTGTTGCCTGCGCTATGGCGTGCCCTATGGAATCGTCAGATCTGTTGACGATGCCATCGAGTTCGTCAAAAAGAATTAGGGGTTTTTATGTTATACGAGTTGATCCTATCTGACGTATGCACACTGTGCGGTGTCACACTCGAGGATGCCTACAGTCCCACACGGCGTGCTGACGTCGTACGTGCGCGTTCTATCACCTGGTATATCCTGAGCAAACACTACGGGTGGACGCTAACGTCGATTGCCAAGCACAGCCAAAAACACCATGCTACGGTCTTGCACGGGATCGCCAGCATCGAGGACGCCTACCTAATGTACAGCGACGTGCGGTCTGTGGTGACTGACATACAGCAGATCAATTACGCTAGTCTTATGAGGGGCCTGTGATGTTGTGGATAAGTGGCCAACTATTAAGCATAACTTAATAGCTGAATGAACCTAACACCTTCACAAGAGGCCGAACTGAAACGTCGTGCACGTGCCATGATGGGGTGGACTGCCCTGTCACGGTGGTGCTCGGTTCTATTGAACCGTGACGTGCCAGTGAGTGAGTTGAAGGCTGACTATGCCCTCATGATCGAGAACGAACGCAACGACGTCAGGTTCCAGCTGGCACAGACACAGATCGACAAAGCCCTGTCAGGTGATAACACGATGCTGATCTGGCTGGGCAAACAACACCTAGCACAGACGGACAAGGCTGCAACGGAGGTGTCAGGCAAGACAGACATCAGGATAGTGCTGGCCCCTACACATGAGGAACCCAAGCACATCGAGGATGCAGAGATCATCGCCATAGGGCCAAAGGACGCTTCGTTGTGATTACCATCGACGCCCAATTACACGACGGCCAAAAGCTAATCTTCCGTAACCGGAGGCGATTCAACACGGTCGCCTGTGGTCGAAGGTTTGGCAAGACCGTAATGGCGGAGGCCCTGCTTATCGAATCGGCTATTATGGGACGCCCTGCGGCTTACTTCGCACCGACGTACAAGATGCTATCTGATGTTTGGAAGGCACTCAAGACAACGCTGCACCCTATCATCACGGGTGTAAGCGAACAGGAGAAGCGCCTGACTATCGAGACGGGTGGTATCATCGACTGCTGGTCATTAGACGCCTTCGACAGCGTGCGGGGCCGTAAGTATGCGCGTGTCGTCTGCGATGAGGTGGCGATGGTCAGGAACTTCATGGACGCATGGAACGAGGCGATCCGTCCGACGTTGACGGATTACAAGGGCGACGGGTATTTCTTCAGCACGCCAAAGGGACGCAACGACTTCCACGCCATGTACGAACGTGCCAGGCTCGATGAAACATATGCCAGTTTCCGCATGCCTACGAGCGTGAATCCCTACATCGCACAGGACGAAATAGACGCTGCACAGCGAGAGCTACCGACGGTCGTGTTCAATCAGGAATACCTGGCTGAGTTTGTAGATGTGCAGGGTGCTCTGGTTAAACGTGAGATGATCACATACGTCAACAGCGACCAGGTGCCACGGGATCTGAAGATCGGGATGGGTGTTGATTTGGCAATCAGCAAATCCGATACGGCTGACTACACAGCCATCGCTGTTGTTGGCTACGACAAGGACTCGGGGCGTAGGTACGTGCTGGACATGTGGAGGGGCAAGGTAGGGTTTCATGAGGTAGTGCAAGGCGTCCAAAGCCTAGCGGCCAAATGGAACCCATCACGTATCAACATCGAGGCCGTCCAGTATCAGGTGGCAGTCGTGCAGGAACTACTGCGCAAGACATCCCTACCAGTAAAGGCTGTCAAACCAGACCGTGACAAGGTAACACGGTTCCACGCTCTGCTGGCAAGGTATGAGCAATTGTTGGTTACACACGTACGGGGGCTGGAGCCTTCATTCGAACAGGAACTACTATCTTTCCCTGAGGGCAACCACGACGACATGGTGGATGCTCTCGTTTACGCTGAGATGGCGGCGGTTAAGTCGCAAGGTGCTGGGGTTGTTTTTCTATAACGGACAAGAACAATGGGACTAATTCAACAAATCAAGGCTTTCATCTCCCCTACTGGCGAGGTCGCACAGAACGACCTTCCTATACCAGTTACGGAGTTGTGGAACAAGCATAACTTCACACCTATCGTCAACTGGCGTGGTGCTTACCAGATGTGGAAGGCGAACCCAGTGGCTGTGGCGTGCACGCTGACCTATTCGCTGATGATGCCGGAAGCACAGATCGGTGTGATCACTCCAAACGGTTACGACTTTGAAAGCCCTATCGTGGGGATGCTGACACGTAACCAGTGGCGTGTGACCTTTGGTGAGATCATGACGATCCTGTGCATCGGTGGCAACGCTTACGGGTACAAGCTACGCAACGCCTCGGGTGCTATCATCGGCATGCGCTGGTATTCAGATAAAAACTTCGCGCCTGTCAACGATGGTTACGGCGACGTCGAACACTACCTATACTACGATGGACAGGTAGCTTACACAGTACGCAAGGAAGACGTCGTTCACATCCAGGGCTTTTGGTACGATCCCGAGAAAACCCTTGGTGGTGGCAGCCCTGTTGAGTTAGCAGCGCAGTCTATTGAGGGCTATAACGAAGCTACGTCTACGGTGTTTAACATACACAAGAACGACGCCATGCCTAAGACAATCGTAGTCTACGACGAAGAGCTCACACCTGACCAGGTGGCACTTGCTGAACGTTCGTTTAAGCGTAAGTATGGGGGCGACCGTAGGGGCTCCGTTGGCATCATGTGGGGTGTTAAGGACGTCAAGCGCCTCGCCCTTGACTGGAATGAACTAGGCCTCAGTGATACATTCGGTCAGTACGAGACGCGCATCTGTGGTGCTTACAAGGTGCACCCGATTATTGCAGGAACGCACATGGGGTTATCCTCTGCCACCTACAGCAATTTTGAACAGGCAAGCAAGGATTTCACGAACATGGTGCGTGTTCCCTTCTGGAATATGATCGCCGACCAGATCAACGCACAGCTTGCTATCCCTGAATATGGCGTGCAACTTGGGTTCGACCTGTCGACAGTGCAGGCACTGGCAGGTGAGACCATCGCCATGGAAGCGGTATCTACAGACAACGACAGCGACGTAGACGATGATTCAGACGTTGACGATTCACCGGAGACACTAAGCCTCGGAGGTGGCGTGGCGCAAGCGCCCTTTTTTCGCAAAGAAGAAAATAGTTCTTCCGTAACCAAGGCATACGAGACCATAGACTTCACACCACCAAAGGGTGTACGTGAGGAGGCTGCAAAAGGTCTGGAGTGGCGTCGCGAATACAACAGGGGCGGGACGGCTGTAGGCGTAGCCCGTGCTCGGGATCTGTCGAATGGTCGACAGATATCACCCGACACAGCACGTCGTATGAATTCCTACTTTGCAAGACACGAAGTCGACAAACAGGGCGAAGGGTGGAGCCCAGGACAGGAAGGTTTCCCTTCGGCCGGTCGTATTGCGTGGGCTCTCTGGGGTGGTGATGCTGGCCAGAGATGGTCTGCCGGTTTGGTCGAAGCCATGAACGCTGAGGATGCCGAAGGCGAAGACGCCAAGGTTGTAGTCGTAGGCCCCGAAACAAAAGCCTGGCTACACCATCCCGATTCACAGGTATACGCCAAAGCCTACGACGATCTGCTGAACAAGCAATCCGAGAATATCGCTAAGGAGTGGGGCCGTGTGCTCGATGATCTCTACGACACCATCACGGCTGACGTTAAGGCGCTCCGCATCGAGACGAAGATAGACGATCAGTTCAGCCTCGATGTCTGGGAAAAGAATTTTATCGATGGCACCGAGAACAGCCGAACCGAGCTCACTGAGATCGTGCTGGCATTAGCACAGGAAGAGGTCGACGCTGAGGGTGAGTTCACACGGGGCCGTGAGGCTGGTATAACAGAGAGCGCCAATAAGATAGCGGACTCCGTAGGAACCATCAGAACCGACATCCAGACTCTACTACGACAGAATGCAGGCGTTGGTGAGGAGGAACTGGCAAGGCTTTTGAAGGAGAAGTTTTCCGACCTGAAGGTATCACGTGCCAATGCCATTGCTCGCACTACAGCCACAGCCACAACGGGCACCGTGCAGAAATCCGTATGGGATGAGCTGGGCGGTATCAGACGGTCGTGGGTGGCCTTGTCAGGGGCACGGGCAGAACACGCTGCAGCGCATGACCAATTGGAAGATGCCGAGGGCAAGTTCACAGTAGGTGGCGAACGCACCTCGTATCCTGCGGGCGAAGGCTTGTCAGCATCCAACGCCGTCAACTGTCGATGTTTCACACGTGCACGGCAGGCCTAACTTGTGGATAATTAAACAACAGCATGAACCAAATTCGTATGGTATGGGGAACACACCATGAAAATTGAACGTAAGACTTTCGAATTTCAAGCTAAGGCAGAGGGTGACAGTGGCGTAATCGAGGCCATCGTCTCCGTGTTTAACAACGTCGACAGCTATGGCGACCGTGTTAAGTACGGTTTCTTCGACGATTCGCTGAAGACCAAACTGCCAAAGGGCGTCTGGGCTCACGACTGGAAAACACCAGTAGCCAAGACATTAGAAGCACGTGAGCTGATGCCAGGCGACGCCATGCTGCCAGATAGCTTGAAAGATCTCGGCGGCCTCTATATCAGGGGTCAATTCAACATGAATACACAGCGAGGACGTGAGACCTATTCCGACATCAAGGAAGGTATCATCGACGAGTTCTCGATTGGCTACTCGGTAGTCGAAGAAACATTTGCACAGGACGGAGCACGTGAGCTGGTAAAGGGCAAACTTTACGAGTGGTCACCAGTGCTCTTCGGTGCTAACTCACAAACGGCACTTATTAGCGCTAAGGGACTTAACGATGACTTGCAAGACGTTGGAGCTGACGTCGGCCGTATCATCACAAGGCTGAACGAACGCGCAGAAATTAGGCAGAAGGAAGGGCGCACGCTATCGTCGGCTAACGTGGCACGCCTGACCGAATTGATGGACACACTGACCGCTGCAGTAGGCAATATCAAAATGCTTATTGACGCGGCACAACCGGTTTCCGCAAAGGCTGCCATGGAAATGGAAGCATTGCGGGCATTAGTAAACAAGAGGAAAAAATCATGAATTTGCAACAGATCAACGACGCCATCAGCGCGAAGTCTAGCGAGCTCGAAACGCTCCTTGCTAAGACAGAGCCAACGATGGACGAAGTAAAGTCTGCACAGACATTGAACGCTGAAATCGACGCGCTCAATGAGCAGGCTAACGAAGTAAAGTCGTTCGAAGCTATCAAGGCCAAGAACGCACAACGCCAGACAGAAGTGAAGACAGCAGTGAACAAACTGCCAAAGTCAAACGACATCAAGGTCGGCGAATCATCAGCCAAGGCTAACATGCCAGATGCTGAGTACAAAGCATATGTAACAGGCTTGTTTGTAGGTGGTCTTGCTAACGAGACAGCACGCCAGAAGTACGCCGAAGTAACAGGTGTTGAGTACAAGTCACACACACAAGGCAACGACGCAACAGGCGGTATCTTCGTTCCTACGGAGACATCTAGCCTGATCGTCAACCTGAAGGACACATACGGATCATTCCGTCGCAACACACGTGTTGAGCCTATGGGCTCCGAATCCATCCGCATCTTCCGCACAGGCGATGACGTGACGGCATACTGGGGATCAGAGACAGGAACGCTCTCATCATCTGACATGTCATTTGATGCAGTGACGTTGAACGCAAAGAAAATGTATGCTCTTGCAGTTCTTTCAGAAGAACTCGTAATGAACAGCACACAAAACCTCGGTCTCCGCTTTGCTGAATCGGTAGCACGCCAGTTTGCAAAGAAGGAAGACGAAGCTGGTTTCTTGGGTGATGGCACGTCTACATACGGCGGTGTTCTCGGTCTTGCTGGCAAGCTCCGCAAGGTTCTCGAGGATGGCGGCGGAACATGGACGAACGACACGCACAAGGGATACCTCGGATCAGCACAGGTATGCGCTGGCAACACGTTCGCAGAGGTAACCATGGGCAACCTGATTGCTGGTATGCGTAAGGTTCCAACATACGCACTCACGGGTGCTAAGTGGTACTTCAACAAGGTAGCTTTCGGTGAGACAGCCGAGCGCCTCGCATACGCACAGGGCGGTTCAACAGCTGCAGAACTTGCTGGCTCATTTGGTCAGCGCCTGTTCGGCTATCCTGTCGAGTTCGTCGACGTGATGCCATCAGCAGATGCTAACAGCCAGGTCTTCGCTTACTTCGGTAACCTCACACAGGCTGCAACTCTTGGCGATCGCATGGCAACATCGATCAAGCAAGACGCAAGCAAGGGCTTCGACACAGATACAATCTATGTTAAGGCTACTCAGTACCTCGACATCAAGGTACACGAAATGGGCAACTACAACGCTACAGCAGCATCACGTACAACAGGCCCTGTTGTTGGTTTCGTAACAATTAATTCTTAATAGGTGACAACATGAACGCACTACAAAATGTGAAGGTTGTCAACGTTACGCCACCAGCTGCAATCGTTGACAATGCATCGTTTACAACTAACAGCATCGACACGGCCGGCTTTGGTAAGCTCGCTGTTTACTTTAGCCTTGGCGCTACTGACATCGCAATGGCAGCCCTTAAGCTCCAGGAGTCAGATGTAGATTCCAGCTATGCTGACATCACAGGCTGTGTTTACGGAGCATCGGGTTCACCGGCACTGCCAACAGCTAACGATGATAACAAGGTCTTCGGGTTCTTCGTGAACCTCGCAGGTCGCAAGCGTTATATCGACGTCGTTGCTACAGCTGGCGACGGGTCGACTGGTACTTTCGGATCTTGCATCGCTGTTCTCTATAACGGCGAAGGCATCAACGACGCTACCGAGCGCGGTCTTGCTGCAAACATCATCAAGGACTAACTAACACAGTTGTTCTGACGACTGGGCCCTCGGGCCCAGTGGTGAGCACAGCAAAGGTTTCCAATGGTCATACTATCATCATCAGGTGCACGTGTTGATTTAGAGCTCCGTCAGGGGGCAGCCTTTGCACGTACCTTCACACATAAGACGAACGGGGTGGTGACCAACATAACTGGTTA